CACAAACTGATACGTTATTAATGGAAGATGCTGATGTGGTTGTTCATGAAGATGATAGTAGTTCAATTGGTACAAACATCTTACTTGAACAAGCAGACGATTCAGTTACAAACTACTTATTACAAGAGACATATATAGTTGGTGACGGTACAATAGATGTAACAAGTCAAAATGAGTTATTTGATAAAGCAGATGACTCGGTATTAGACTTTACTGAAAGAAATCCTTTCGGTGATGCTGGAGAATAGAAAATGTTAGGAACACAATTTTATCATGAAACAATCAGAAAAATGGTTGTCTCATTTGGAACGATATTTAACAATATCAATTTGGTCAGAAAAGACAATAATGGTACAATCATTCAAAAGATGAAAGTTCCTCTAGCGTATGGACCGAAACAAAAATTTTTAGCAAGATTAGATCAAGATGCTGATCTAACAAGTAAAGTAGCAATTACTTTACCTCGTATTGGTTTTGAAATTCAAAACATGTCATACGATACTACAAGAAAATTAAACAGAATTCAAAAATTTAAAAAAGTAAAAACTGGCACTAAAGATCAACTTGAAAGTCAGTTTATGCCAGTACCATATAACTTAGATTTCGAATTGTTTATCATGGCAAAACAATCAGATGATGCGTTACAAATTATAGAACAAATACTACCATACTTTCAACCAGACTATACTGTAACAATTAATGACATGGCAGACATGGGTATTAAAAGAGATGTGCCAATTATTTTAAATTCAATTCAATATGAAGATAGTTATAGAGGTACATTTACAGAAAGAAGAGCAATTGTTTATACTTTATCTTTTACTTCTAAATTCTATCTATATGGACCAGTAACAGATAGCAAAGTTATTAAAAGAGTTCAAGTTGACCAATATACAGACTTACCTGATAAGTCACCGACAAGAGAACAAAGATATACTGTTACACCAAAACCTGCTACTGCTGATGCAGATGATGATTTTGGATTTAATGAAACGACCTCTTTTTATGAAGACGCAAAAAGTGACTAATCATTAAATAATTTTTTTTTATTATGAATAGACCGAAGACCATTAACCTAGATATAACTTCTCGTTGCACACTTGCTTGTAGTGGGTGTGATAGAGTTTGGTATAAAAAAAATAATAAAACAATTCCTAAAAACGATTTGTCTTTAGAAGACTTTGATAAGATTTCAAATTATTATGAGACTATATTATTTTGTGGACAAATATCAGACCCAACATTTAATCCTTTTTTTATTGACATGCTTAAAATGTGTTATGAAAAAAATGTAAAAGTTCAAGTATCAACAGCTGCATCACATAGACCTAAAGAATGGTATGTTAAAGCTTTTGAAGCAAACTCAAAAGCAAAATGGATATTTGCTCTAGACGGATTTCCAAAAGACAGTCATAAGTATCGTATCAATCAAGACGGTGAAAAAATATGGCAAATGATGCAACTCGCTGTGTCTATGGGTATACAAACTGTATGGCAGTATATTGTTTTTGAGTATAATGAAGATGACCAATTTAAAGCTTATGATATAGCAAAGAAAAATGGTATGGAGTTTTTACTTATAGAATCATCTAGATTTGATGATGACAATGATAATACTAAACATTTAAAACCAGAAGTATCATATACAGAAAAACAAAGACGAAATGATTTTAAACCAAAATGTTTAGAAGGTAAAGAGTATGGTTGGGATTACATGGGTAGATTATTACCATGTTGTTGGTTTTGGGAACCAGATAACTATCATTTATCACAATCTAAATTAACCCAAGATAAGTTTCATATAAGTAATATAAAGAAAGTTGAAGATGTAATAAACTCAAAAGAGTGGATTGAGTTTCATAAAATGCTAAAAGAAAACCCAGAGAACGCACCTGATATATGTAAATTAAAATGTGGTGTTCGTGGGGGAAAAACAAGTACAAGAACTCTTATGAATGAGATAACAAATGACAGATAAAGTAGATGAAATTATTAATGATGCGTTAGGTATCAAAGATAAAGAAATTATTAAATCAGAACCTAAAGCAGTTATTCCTAGACCAAAGGAACATGAAGATATTGATTCTGATTACAAATACCAAAGAGAAAACTTTTACAATTTAGTTGAAAGAGGACAAGACGCAATACAAGGAATATTAGATATTGCTCAACAATCAGATCACCCAAGAGCGTATGAAGTTGCTGGTAATTTAATTAAACAAGTTTCTGAGGTAACAGAAAAACTTGGTGATCTACAAGAGAAGATGAAAAAATTAAAAGATGTACCTAACAAAGCACCTAAGAATGTTACTAATGCATTGTTTGTAGGTTCAACAGCTGAACTTCAAAAAATGTTGAAAAAGAAAAAGGATGATTGATTATAAAAATGATGGCTTTAAAAATAAAGGTGGCGATTTAGATATAACAAACAAGTGTACCTTACAATGTCCTACATGTGCTAGAGGTAACTTTAAATATAAATCTAATGATATACCTGGCGGCGATTTAACTATTGAAGAGTGGGAAGACTTAACAGATTACTTTTCAGCATTAACTCTTAACGGAACTTACGGCGACCCAATTTTTAATCCTAATCTAATTGAGATGTTACATATTGCGTGTTCTAAAAATGTTCATGTGTGTATTAGTAATGCAGCTTCGCAAAGACCTATGGATTGGTATATCAAAGCATTTAATGCCCATCCAAAAGCAGAATGGCGATTTGGTATAGATGGGTTACCATATCAAAGTTTTGTTCATAGAATAAATCAAGACGGTGAACATTTATATGAAGTAATGAAAACTGCTAGTAAAATGGGTATCAAATGTATTTGGCAATATATCGTTTTTAAATATAACGAAGATAAAATAGAAGAAGCAATACAGATGTCAAAAGATATTGGAGTTGATTTAGAAATAAATTACTCTGGTAGATATACAGAATTTTTAAAACCAACAGACACTTTTGATGTTGAAGAAGATAAAGAAGAATTTAAACCTAAATGTTTAACAGATACGCAAGAAAGATTACCTTTTGTAGCAACAAACAAACAAGTATTACCATGTTGTTGGGTAGATGCTCATGTTCAATACAAAGATAGTGTAGATGTAAGATTTGAACCATTATTGGATAAAAGTAACAATCTAAATACTAATAAGATAAAAAATATTGTAAACAGTAAATCATGGATTAACTTCTTTGATAAAATTACGAACGGCGATGTACCAGAATTGTGTAAGAAAAAATGTTCGACAAAAAGAAAAAGTTTAAATAGAAAAAGAAAGTATTATATAAATGGAAAGTTATCTAGGGAATCCTAATCTTAAAAAAGCAAACACCCCGCTTGATTGGACCGAAGAACAAGTTTTAGAATACCAAAAGTGTATGGAAGACCCTCTATACTTTATCACTACTTACATAAAGATTATATCACTTGACGAGGGGCTTGTCAAGTTTAAACCTTATACTTTTCAAAAAGAAATGATAGGCACGTTTCATAAAAATAGATTTACTATTTGTAAACTACCTAGACAATCAGGTAAATCAACAATCATGGTTTCATATCTATTACACTATGCGTTGTTTAACCCAAGTGTCAACATAGCAATACTTGCCAACAAAGCTGCAACTGCAAGAGACTTGTTAGGTAGATTACAACTTGCATATGAAAACTTACCCAAGTGGTTACAACAAGGAGTAATGTCATGGAACAAAGGAAGTTTAGAATTAGAGAATGGCTCTAAAATACTCGCTTCCTCGACTTCAGCGAGTGCTGTACGGGGTGGAAGTTATAATATCATATTCCTAGACGAGTTTGCCTATGTACCCGCTACTGTCGCCGAACAGTTCTTTAGTTCAGTATATCCTACAATCTCTTCTGGTAAAACTACAAAGGTTGTAATTGTATCTACACCACATGGTATGAATATGTTTTACAAGTTATGGAATGATGCACAATATAAAAGAAACAATTATATACCTATTGAAGTACATTGGTCAGAGGTACCAGGCAGAGATGAAAAATGGAAAAAAGAAACTATT